AGTTTGATAGAGCTGATCGTCAGATGGATATCCTGGCTCGAAACGAAGACTACGCTGCGATGGATGCGGAGTTGGAGGAGAAGATTTATGCCTTCCATAACTCTGCAAAAGAGTTGATTTTGGGGGTGGCGGGGGGAGCCTTAACACGGGCAGGGGATCATATTCGAACTGCGGCCTCACAGCCTGTGATGGCTGAGGGGGATATCCATATCAGTTCCACTGGGGTGCGAACACAGCAAAGCTCTCATGCCGTCAATAAAGGAGTTGCCTCAGGAGAGAGGCTGGCTGGGAATGTAGAACTACGAGAAAGTCAGTTAGCAGAGACAAAAATCAGATTCGCAAATTTGACGGAGAAACTTGCAAAGATTGGAAGTGAGGTCTCAGGATACTTACATGACTCGATCCTAGCCTATGACACGGCCAAAGAGGAGCGTGAGAAGCTAGAGCAACAGCTTGTAGAGCTGAAGCAGAAACTTAAAGAAACAGTTGACCCAAAAGAAGTCATGTTACTGGTGGGGTACTTAGGCAACGCGACGGCAGAGCTTGCGGCGGCTCGTGATGTTGAGAAGGCGGCATTAGCTGATAAAACTCAGCAGTTTACTGCCCGTCGGGCCACTCGCAAGGCGAAGGATGACACAGAGATATCTATTGCTGCCCAGCAGGCGGAAATCCCAGGTGAGCTTTCTTGGAAAAGACTGTCTGACACAATGGATGCAGTCTGGTCAAAGTACAAAGATTACGTCAAGTCTTTGAACGTGACCAAGACCTTGAACGATGGCATGACTGGTGCGTTGCAAGCCTCCACCGGCCACATCGCTACCTTCTTCTCCGCACTGGCAACTGGCAGCATGACAGCCTCTCAGGCCTTCAAGGCAATGGCTGTGTCCATCATCCGGTCCATGATTGACATCCTGGCCCAGGCTCTAGCAATGCAAGCTGTGAAGTCAATTCTTGGTTTCTTTATGGGGGGTGTGTCAGGTGGGGGTGGGGGTGGGGTCAACTACGGTTTGACAGCCCCATCTATCGCCCCGGGTGGCCTGGGGAAGGCTTCCTTTGACACCAGCGGGGTCCTGGCTATGCCTTCAGGGGTGATAAAGAAAACGACTGGAGACACTGTGGGGGCAGGCTTCTTGAGCGGGCTCAATAAGGCCACGAACACCACTGTTGCTCAGAGTTCGCATGGGGCTACCAGTGTGGGTCGGCGCGATCCTGACCTCACTAATGTCTGGGTCGTGGCACCAGAGGCTCGGCCCACAATGGGTCCGCGTGATGTCGTCATTGCAATCACCGATGATATGATGCGTGGAGGCGTGACACGGCAACTCGTCAAACAAATTCAGGCAGGAGCGGCCTAGCATGACAATGGAAAACTTTAGCTGGATGAACCATACCGTTGCGACGGACTACCCGGAGAACGGGTTCAAGGTTTCTTTCGGTAATTCCTACCAGTATGCGGAGGGCTCTACAGCGCCGGATCAACGCACGTTTGTTCTGAGCTTCCCGCTGATGCAGTATTTTGTGAACTCAGACGGAAGCCTCAACCCCACCCGAATGGTTGGGTCCCCTTTAGCATTAGAGGCAGCAGTATCCCCAGGCATCAACATGCTGTGGATGGAGCAGTTTTACAACCGACACAAAACCTGGAAGGCCTTCACCTACGACCACCCCGTGCATGGGAGCCTCACAGTTCGATTCAACAAACCTTTGAAGGTTCCAGCAGGAATCCCCGGGGGTGGTGGGGCGGTGGGTGCATTTTCAATTGAATTGATCGAGATACCATGAGAGAGAACATCCCCGACCTTTATAAGACCGAGGCCCAGCTTCTTGAGTCTGAGGGCTATATCACCTTGCTAGAACTCACTCTTTTATCCCCGGCTGTGATGGCTGGGAACGGGGGCAGTCAACTCACCCTACGCTTCAGTTCTCTGAATGCCGTGACTTGGCAAACAGATATGTACGAGGCCATTCCCTTCTCCATTACCGGGGTTGGTGCAAACTCCAGCGGGGAGGTCATCCGACCGAAGCTGTCTCTACCGAATGCTGCTGGGGCCTTCTCAACGTATGCTCACCAGGGTTGGTTGGATAACGCCTCAGTGATCAGGCGCATTATTCGCAAGGCAGATTTGGACAACGACATAAACAGCTTCATGCAGAAGCAATGGCGCATCTCCAAGATCGTAAATCTGAGCAAGAACACGATTACTGCCGAACTCAGAAGTGTCTTCGACGGGCATAACTTCAAGATGCCTCCTCGCTCCTATTTCCCTCCAGAGTTCCCCTCGGTGAGCCTGCGATGAAATACCCTAAAGAGTTATTGGGGATACCCTACACCGAAGGCGACCAGGACTGTTATGGGCTCTTGCGTAGATACTATTTTGAGAGCTATGGGCTGCAGCTCAGAAACTATGCCCGACCTCTGGACTTCGCAGATCAGTTCGATTTGATTTCCCAGAACTTTCTGGCTGAGGGCTTCGAGATTGCTGAGGTAGCCTTGATCCACCTCCAGGTGGGGGACGGACTTCTTTTCTGTTTGAATAATCGAAGATACGTTAACCACGTTGGGGCCTTCGTTGGCAATGGCTTTGTTCTGCATCATCTCTATCAGCGGGAGTCCTCAGTAGACCCCCTGACTCCGGTCTGGAGAAACCGTATTGTTTCCATTGTGCGACACCCAGAAGTGACCGAGCTGAATCGGAAGATCACCCCCCCAACGAACCTCATGGATGTTCTCCCACCCCACCTCAAGGCCAAGTATGCTGCAGCTATGTGAGTATTGGGGGCCGCAGCTTGAGCGTTGTGGCTTCATCTTGAAGGACGGGAGCATTGTTGAGATGCCCAATGTCCACAAAGACACCCAGGCTGGCTTCAAAATAGCCCCCGAGGACATTCTGAAGTACGAGGAGGGGGTAGCCGCCACTTGGCACACGCATCCTGTCACAGGCCCGAATCTGTCACCTGAGGACTACCGATGCTTTCTTGACTGGCCGAATTGGTCCCATTTCATCGTTTGTCGTGATAAAGTCTGGGGGTACTACGTCGAGGTCCACCGGGTGCTGCGCTATGATGATTCTAATTTTCCACGGCTATTTGAAGGAACTCTTCCCCAAGGGGACGCTTGAAGTAGAAGCTACTTCTGCAGCAGAGGCAATTGCTGCCCTGGAGGGCCACCCAGGTTTCATTCGGGGAGAAGGGCTGATGCACCGGGTGACCCTTCCAGGTTTCCAGTCCCGTGACGCGATCTACAGCCGTACCAACCAGTCGGAGATTCATATCGTTCCCGCCCTCGAAGGCGAGGGAGGAAAAGGCGGGTTGGCTCAGATCATCATCGGAGCCGTGATGATTGTTGCGGCTATCTATAGCGGTGGTACTTCGACAGCCCTCTGGACAGCCTTCGAGTCCAGCATGGCGATGGGGGGGGCCATGATGATGCTCGGCGGGGTCATGCAGATGCTGATGCCTCAACCATCAATCAACGATGGGTCTCAACCTCGCTCGAACTATCTTCCGGCCAACGGCAACACGATTGCTATTGGCACCCCCATTCCTCTCCTGATTGGCAAGCGCCGGGTCTACGGCCAGTTCCTCAGCTTCAACATTGATGCTGTCAATCAAAGTGCGATGATCAACCCCCCAGATGGCGTTGTGAACCACGCCCCCGCGTGGTCGAACTCCGGGGCGAATTGGAACTATGAGGGGGGGCTATAAGGATGAAGCTTCTCCAAGGCGCTGGTGGGGGTTCAAGCACCCCAGTTAGTACAGAGGACAACCTACTATCCGACGACTACCTTGAGGTGGTGCTTGGTATTGCAGAGGGTCCAATCCGTGGTCTGGTTGGGAAGACAGAGGAGGTGATGGCGCAGTCCATCTATGTCGGAGAGACCCCCCTCGTCAACCAGAACGGTAGCCTGAACTTTACCAACACTGAACCTGACAACACCACCAGCAACTCCCCCGGTTTTGTGTGGGCGATGTACAAGGGAACTCCCTCAGATACAGCCATCAAATACACCCTGGGTGGGTCCTCCTCCAACCAGAGCGTTGGTACCCCACTTGGGGCGGACCCTGTAACACGGCAGACGAACATGACGCAGCGGGGTTTCACCCTGATTCAGGTTCGACTGCATATTGACCAACTTGCCAAGCAGACTTCTGAAGGGACCTTCGAGCATACTGCCCATTTCAAGATTGAGTACAAGCCTACTTCTGCCAACTCCTGGATCAACTGGGATCAAAGCAACGGGGATGGGGACACAACAATCACCGGGAAAACCACCAGCGGGTATGTGAAAGAGTTTTCAATCCATGTCCCCGCTCTCCTCACGGAGGACTACAACGTTCGGGTTACCAAACTGAGCCCCATCAATACGACGGAACTCTTTGTTAGTATGACCTGGGAGTCGATGCAGCTTGTTGTGCCGGGGGACGGAAGTTATCCAAACACCGCTTTGCTGCACATGAAGGGCAAGGCCACCAATCAATTCTCCTCGGTGCCTGACTTCTCTGGTATCTACGAGGGTTGGGTGATGTCAGTTCCAATGAACTACAACCCCACCACCAGGGTGTACAACGAGAGCACCGCCTGGAACGGAACCTTCCAACAGTTGTACACCAACAACCCGGCCTGGGTCCTGTATAACCTGATCACGGATACCCGACTCGGACTGGCCCGCTACTACCCCGGCGTGGTCGCAAACAGGTACGCCTTCTACCGTGCGGCCAAGTGGTGTGACACACTGGTCCCCGATGGTATCGGTGGGATGCAACCTCGGTTCACCTTCAATGAGTTGATCACCCAGCAGCGCAATGGCCTGGAGATGCTTCAGTACATCGCCGGGTCCTTTAACGCTTCATTGTTTGATGATGAGAATGGGGCCGTGCATCTTCGCACGGATGAGTTCTCTCTCCCCCTACAGATTTTCACTCCTGAAAATACTACCGCTGATGGCTTCCAATACTCCTACTCTGACATCACAACTCGGGTCAACAGCATCACGGTCTCCTTTGTCAACCCGGACTTGAACTGGGCCGAGGATCGTCGGATTTATGAGTACCAGGAGGGCATAGATGCCAACGGGCGGATTCCTTTTGACTTTGTGGCATTGGGCTGCACGAATGTCCAGGAGGCTGTGCGTCGGGCCAAGTACCGGGCGGTGACCGCCAATACAGAAGTTACTTCTGTCAATTTCACAACCAATCGGTTGGGGATGCTCACCTCCATCTTCGATACGATCTATATCGCAGACCCGGATAGCGGCTGGACCGCACCTGGGCGGATCAAGTCTATTGTGGGGAACGTAGTAAACCTGAGGGATGCTATTTTCTTTACCTCCCCCGGGACTGCCATGATGGAGATTGTGACAGCCTCTGGCATCCATAGGGTTGATGTAAACCCTCCGGGTACAGGCCTGCAGAGCTACGTCACAAGAACCGGTGGTTACTCCTTCCCTGGGGACATGCCTCCTAACTGTGTGTTCACGTTGTCGAAGGATGGGACCTTCGGATACTTGAAGCCCTTTCGTGTCCTGAGCATTACAGAGGCAGACGATGGTGGGAGGGCCTACCAGATAAGTGCTGTTGAGGTCAACACTGTTAAATACTCGGGTGTGGAGGGCGGGACCTCAACGGTCTCTCCCCCTTACTCCTACATCACCCCTCAGTTTCCTGATGCCCCCTTCAACCTACGAGCCAAGACGCTGACTCGGGTAAGTGCCGGGGGGGCCATCCAAACCTACCTTGAGGTAACCTGGGAAATTCGGGAACGACCCTTCACCGTGCGGTTCGATGTGGCTTGGCAGGAGAACCTGACAGGGCACTGGGACGTTCTTCCAGCCACAGGCAACAGCATCATCATCGGCCCGATCCTGGACGGTCGCTATTACAACATCGCAGTCACGGCGATTAGCCCCACGGGGACTCGCTCTCGCGCAGTGGTCCTGAACTGGCACTGGGGCGGGGTGGTCCTTGACAAGAGTCCGATAGCTACGTGTAAGGCCACGGGCCAGCTCTTCTCAGTTAAGGTGTCCTGGGTCTTTGTGGACCCCCCACCCGTGGGCGTGAAGGAGGTCGAGGTCTGGGGCTCAACAACGAATAATCGCTGGGACGCTCTCAAGGTTGCGGCTATTGTTTTCCCTGGACTTGAGTTTGTACAGACCGGGCTGGTACCGGGAGTGATGGGGTACTACTGGATCAGGGCAAAGATGGCCGACGGTGGCTACTCCCCTTGGAAGCCCTTGTCTGAGAGTGAGGGGATGAGTGCTGCGGCTATCCTCGATGGTGCATCCATTGTCCCGCTGCTACCCCCCATCACCATTGATCAATTCGGTCCTGATCTGCTGAGCAGTTTCCTTGGCCTTGAGACCTTGGCTGCAACGATGGCTTTAGCTGAAATGCACGAGGCCTACCGGCATTCCTCGGCCTCTGCAAGTCTCTCCGCTGAGGCCTTGGTTCTGGGGACTGGAATCTACCACCAGGACACGATCCTGAAGGAAGCAAATCTCGCTCTTGCTTCAACAGTTGATAGTTGGGTTGCGGTGCTGTTCGGCAACACCTCCATGATCCAGCAGAGTATGGTAGCCCAGGTCACCAAGAAGGCCTCCATGGCTGAGTGGTTGACGGAGCTAGATACTGCCTTCTACGACCCCGTGACAGGGGTAGGGTCGAAGGCGAGTATTGTCAATATGAACACTGCCATTGCAACGGCACTGTCAGCTACTGCTTCAACAGAGTCCTCCTTGTTTGCAAGCTTTGGCAGCGGGGAGAAGGCACGAGTTTTCAGGGGGGATACTGCACCTTCCCAGATTCTCAAGTACACCTCTGTTCAGCTATCCAACGGTACTCGTGTTTACTCCGATTACATAAGCACTGGGGACCTGTGGTTTAAGACAGGGACAACCGCCCAGGACGTTTACATCTGGACCGGAACATGGACACCGACGAAGGTAGGGGGGACCCAGGCCTGGAATGAAATCTATGACCTTGTGGTGGCCGACACTACCTCGTCTCTGGCCCTACGTTTCAGCAATTTGTCGGCACGGTTTGGGGACCTACCCACAGGTAAAACGGTCACAGCTTTCCTCACTGACAGCTACTACACCAAGGCCAATACTGACTCAGCGATTACGTCAAGGTTAACTCAGTACAACTCCAGTCTGTTCAACGCTGATGGGTCGATTGCTTCCCAGGCCCTGGTCTCTGAGTTCACCAAGACTGTCGCTCGTTCGACCTCGGTCTCAGCCGTTACTGAGAGAGCTTTGTTTGCTTCGCTGGGGTCCACTGCAACTCACGTTTTCCGGCAGACTATTCCTCCAACTGACTCCGATGTCACGATCATCCTGAGCGATGGCACGTATGCCACGCATAAGTTCCTGACGAATGGGGACATCTGGTATGACATCTCGGGGATTGAGAAGATTTATGTGTGGAACGGGGCCTGGGTCCTTACCACCCACGATACCTCATCTGCTTGGGCACAGGACTACACCACGGTCTTTAATACCCCGGGGTCCACGGTGGCGGCACACTACAACGCCCTGGCTGCAAGATTCGTTGGAATTGAGGATAGTTCGACTGTCAAGACATGGGTGGAGGGTTACACCTACTCCATGGCGAATGCCGACTCGGCCATTTCAAGTGCGATAAATACCCTTTCAGCAACTGTCTCGGGAAAGTTGGATGCCAAGGTTTCCACCACCACCCTGGACACCGTTCGAGCCGACTGGACCTCCACACTGGCCCGGTCAGAGAAAACGACGTATGCTGTTTTTGGAGGGACCCCCTTCAACCGCGTCTTCCGTGGACCCACTGCCCCTACGCAGCGTGACATTGTTTCGACGCTGACTGATGGAACTACCTATACCCTCAAGTACCTGAACCCGGGGGACTTGTTCTTTAACACCGGCACCATCCCTGAGAGCACTTGGGTCTGGGGCACAACTTCATGGATTGCTACCGGCGTAAATTCCGCCTCCGCTTGGCAGCAGAACTGGAGCAACACCTTCGGGAGTTCAACGTCGGCCTTCTCCCAATCTTTCTCTGATATGGGGGCAAGGTTCACTGGGATAGGTTCGGGGCAGACCGTTGTTGGGTATCTACAGGCCAACTACATTGCCCTGGCTGACAAGTCAGGAATACTTACCCAGGCAAGGACGGACACTGTTGCATATTTGACAGCCCCAGGGACAGGAGCGTTAGCCCTCGCCCAGGCGGCAATCACAAACATCCAGACCTCCCGAATCGGGTACGCAACGGATACTTCCGGGGCAGTCACAGACGATACAACTTTGGAGGCGGCTCAAGCTGCCGGACATGCTTGGCACGTAGGGCTCCCCTTGGCGACGGCTGTCCAGAATGTCAAGATTTCAGATGGGACAGGTTATGCCACCCTCCAGCAACGGTTCACCGCTCAGAAAGGTTTGAACGATACCCTGTCTCTGACCCATAGTGTGCTGCTGGATAACAACGGCTATGTGACAGGTACAACCTCTGTCAATGGTGGACCGGGAGCCTCTGGGTTCACTGTCATCACAGACACCTTCCGTGTCGCCCGCCCCGGCCTGACGCCCCTCAACATTTTCACTATCGGTGCTGGTGCGAATGGAGCGAACACTGTAGGGATAAACGGGAACTTACTTCTGACAGGTTCAGTGACAGCCGACAGTATCAATGGGCTTAACCTCAGAGTCTACGGTGGGGGCTTTGCATCTGATGGGGGCTGGTCAGGAACTGGGGGCTACTACCTCAGCTCTGGGGCTTTGCGTATGGGCAAGTTCCCTGGAGGCTTCTTTGAGGTACTTGCGAACGGGGATATGACCGCCCCGGGCTTCATGACTCGCAGTGGTGTCCTGACTATTTCAGCGTTGAATGTCATCGGCTCCAGTAACATCGAAACAGGTGGAGTGGATACAGGAAACCTTGCAGCTAACTCCAGCACCTACGCAGTGGGGAACGGGGGGTATGGGTCCATCGTGGGGGGGAGCATCACCCTCAAGGCGGCTGGCCGGATCATGGTCACAGTCATGGCAAATGCTCTTGCCTATAACGCCACGGAGTCTACTTTGACTATCTACGCAACTTGTGGGGGGGTGGCAGGCCCCTCGGTGGGGGTGAGTCTGAACTCAGGATACTCTGGGTCAGCCACAGCTATCGGGTTCTTCAATGTGGCTGCAGGCACGTATGCGGTAGGGGGTTCGGTCAGTGCTTCGAATAGAAATATCGGGGCCACAGCCATGCACGCGGTAGGAGTAATGCGATGAGCGATGGTATCTATGACCACATAGTGTACGAAAAGGACACAGGCCGAATCATTGGCTCGGGCACAAGCGGGCACCCCGAGAGTTTAGAAACCCCGACCTTGGGCGTCCTGGTTGGTGTCCAAGCCAACCCTGGTTTCTCTTATCTCTCCAACGGCAGAGTGGTCAACATTGGAGATGCTCCCTCTCCCCACCATACCTTTGACTGGCAAGACAAAACCTGGGTTGACTCCCGGACCTTTGAGACGGAGTGGGAGCTGGTTCGAAGCAAACGGAACAAACTTCTGACGGCCTGCGACTGGACCCAACTCCCCGATGCGCCCGCCTCCCCGCTGTGGCTGGCTTACCGCCAAGCCCTCAGAGATATAACTTCCCAGGTTTCGCCTTTTGAGGTTGTGTGGCCCAGCCCCCCCGGTTAGAATCTGAAAAAGGACTTTTACTATGACTGATACGGTCAATTATGTTACCCAGGACCTGGGTCAGGTTGCAGCCCTTACCGCTCGGGTGGGGGTTCTTGATGACAACGTAACTGCCCTGATTACGGCAGTCACAGCCACCAAGGTGGGGCTGCAGACTTCCGTCGCCAATGCAGCCACCAATGCCACCCTTGCGGGTACCAAGGCAACGGCGGCAGATGCTTCCGCCACCGCTGCGGGTGTCTCAGCAGGACTCTCCGGGACCTATGCCGAGAACTCGCGCTTGCACATGGTGGATTCGGAAGCAAGTTCTGTTGTGGCAACAACAAAGGCCGCTGCGGCTGCGGCCTCTGCCTCCTCCCTGGCAGTAGCTTTAGCATCTTTCCGACAGTTTTATCTGGGCACGTTTGCCTCTGACCCCCTACACGATGGGAATGGAGACGCACTTCAGGAAGGGGCTGAATACTTCAACTCTGTCTCGGACAAGCTTCGGACCTACACGGGGGGGGTCTGGGTTGACTACGACTCAACCGCCCAGGCTGCAACTAACAATGCCAACCTGAGTGCCGCTGCTGCTGCTACCTCAGAAGCTGCGGCTGCTGCAGCCCTCGTTTCGGTTAATGGCATGGCGGTGACTGTTGCGGGGTACACGGCTACCTCTGCAGGGGATGCAGCTACCGCTACCGAGCAGGCTGCTATTGCTGTGGAGAACGGCACCATTGCCACGACCCAGGCGGTGAGTGCAGCCCTTCAGGCCTCAAACGCAGCTACTTCTGCAACCGACTCTGCCTCCAGTGCCACAACGGCAACAACGAAAGCCTCAGAGGCTGCGACTTCTGCTACTACAGCTTCGACCAAAGCGGCAGAGGCTGCGACTTCTGCAACCTCAGCCTCGACCAAAGCGGCAGAGGCTGCGACTTCTGCAACCTCAGCCTCGGCCTCTGCTGCTACAGCAACCACCCAGGCAGAAGCCCTGGTGACGGCGGGTACCATAGCAACGACCCAGGCAGCAATAGCTATGACTCAAGCCGCCTTGGCGACAACCCAGGCGGAAGACGCTGCGGCCTCTGCTGCGTCTGCAGCCGCCAACGCGGGGGACGTAAACGCAGGGGTAACTGAGGCTACAGCTCAAGGTACCGCCGCTGCGGCCAATGCTGCGTTGGCGCTTGAGGCTAAGGCCTCGGCCCTTGCAAGTGCTGCAACAGCCACAACCAAAGCAGCGGACTTAACCACTGCGGTATCCACAGCAACAACCAAAGCTTCCGAAGCATCTTCTTCTGCAACTACAGCCGGGACTGGCGCGACCACGGCCACAACCAAAGCGGCAGAAGCTGTAACCTCTGCGACCAGTGCTGCGACCAGTGCCGCCACAGCGACGACTCAGGCCGCTTTGGCTGTGACGAGCGCCGGTACGGCCAGCACGGATGCCACAACGGCCTTCAGCAGCAAGACAACGGCAGTCTCCAGTGCCGCCGCTGCCGCTGCTTCCGCCTCTGCGGCTGCGGCTGATGCTTCAACGGCAAGTACGAAAGCAACTTCGGCCACAGGCTCTGCCACGACGGCGACAACCCAGGCCGGAATCGCTACCACCAAAGCTGCGGAGGCGGCTGCAAGTGCAACGGCTGTTGCTACCAATACTGCCACGGTGGCTTCGAACCTTTCGACAGTCAATTCCCAAACCACCACGACCACTACAAAAGCTGCTGAGGCCTCAACCTCTGCAACCAATGCTGCAGCCAGTGCCACCACAGCCTCTACGGGCGCAACGACGGCGACAACTCAGGCGGGAATCGCTACAACTCAAGCAGGCCTTGCTGCAGCCTCAGCCGGAACTGCTGCAACCAGTGCCACAACGGCCACCACAGGGGCCTCTACTGTTGCCAGTGCTGTGACCGCTGCCTCGGGCAGTGCAACAGCAGCAGCGGGTAGTGCAACCTCAGCCAGCACAAGCGCCACATCGGCGGGAACAAGTGCCACCTCTGCCACCGCTGATGCTGCAACAGCCACCACCAAAGCAGCAACAGCAACGACTCAGGCCGGGATCGCAACCACCAAAGCCTCTGAAGCCAGTGCCAGTGCTGCAACAGCCTATGGAGCTTCCCTCCTGGCAGTATCCAAGGCTGATGAGGCCAGCACCAGTGCCACCAGTGCTGCCACATCCCTTGCAGCTATCGGGAGTTCTGAAGCAAACGCTGCTACGTCGGCCACCAGTGCAGCAACATCGGCCACGTATGCTGACACCTCAGCAGCAACAGCCACGACCAAGGCTACTTTGGCGACTGAGAAAGCCACAGTAGCCTCCTCTAGTGCCACGACCGCCACCGACGCAGCGGCCAGTGCAGGCTCACAGGCAACCTATGCGGCTGTGTCTGCTGCCTCGGCCTTGACCTCGGCCTCTAGCGCCACCGCCTCACAGGCTGTTGCCACCACGCAGAAGGAGCTGGCACAGACCGCAGCAACTACAGCTACCGCCCAGGCCGTGCTTGCAGCCAACAGCGCCAGCGCAGCGGCTGGTTCAGCTACTGGTGCTGCCGCAAGCGATGCTTCGGCCCAGGACTGGGCAGAGAAGACCCCCAATATCCCAGTCGAGACCGGGATGTATTCTGCCAAGCATTGGGCGATGCAGGCCCAGGCCAGCAGCAGCGGCTCCGTGACCTACCGAGGGATGCTTGATGCCAGCATTGGCAGCTACCCCTCTCTGGCCCACCTTGGGGACTATTACGTCATTGGGACAGCCGGAACGATTGGCGGGACGTACTATACGGTAGGTGAGTCAATCATCTATAACGGAACGACCTGGGACAGCACAGGTGGGGCTACTATTCTGTCAGTCAACGGGGAGGTAGGAACAGTTGTCTTGACCAAGACCCACATTGGTTTGAGTAATGTGGACAACACCAGTGACGCCAACAAGCCTGTAAGTACGGCCCAAGCCACCGCCATTGCGTTGAAGGCCACCGCAAGTAGTCTTGCCACGGTTGCCACCACAGGGGCCTATGGTGACCTCTCTGGCACGCCTACAGCCTATTCCTTACCCTTGGCTGGGTCAACTACCCTCGGGGGCATCAAGAGCAGCTCCAGCGTCCTGGTGGATGGCTCGACGGGGGTGGCTACCGTCACCCCCACCTCCATCGGGGCACGGCCCAGCTCCTACGTCCCGGCTTGGTCAGAAGTTACTTCCAAACCGACAACCCTGGCAGGGTACAACATCAGTGATGCCTACCCTTTGACAGGAAACCCGGCAGGCTACTCAACCACCGTGGGTACCGTAACGGGTGTCACAGCTACCGGGCCAGTGCTTTCCAGCGGGGGGACAGCTCCCGTCATCAGCCTACCTGCTGCAACAAGCAGCGTCAGCGGGTACCTGTCCAGCACGGACTGGGCTACCTTCAATGCTAAGGCTCCCGTCAACAACCCAACCTTTACAGGCACAGTTGGTGGTGTCACGGCAGCAATGGTCGGAGCCCCTTCCGGCAGCGGCTCCAGCAGCGGGACAAACACTGGGGACAATGCTACCAATACCCAGTATTCAGGCTTGGTCACGAATGCCACCCATACGGGAGACGTAACAGGTTCAGGTGCTTTGACGATTGCCACCAGTGCTGTGACCCTCGCCAAGATGGCGGATATGGCTACGGGCTCACTGATCTATAGAAAGACAGCGGCCACGGGCGTACCTGAAGTCAATACCCTTGCGACCCTGAAGACGGACCTTGGGTTGACGGGGACAAACAGTGGGGACAACTCAGCCAACACCCTGTACTCCTCTTTGGTTACGAATGCGACCCATACTGGAGATGTAACGGGTGCCACAGCATTGACGATTGCCACCAGTGCTGTGACTCTCGCCAAGATGGCAGACATGGCTACGGCTTCGCTGATTTACAGAAAGACAGCGGCCACTGGAGCGCCTGAGGTTAATACCCTTGCGACCCTGAAGACGGACCTTGGGTTGACAGGCACGAACAGTGGGGACAACTCTGCCAATACGCTCTACAGTGGGTTGGTCACGAACGCGACCCACACGGGAGACGTAACAGGTTCAGGTGCTTTGACGATTGCTAACAGTGCCGTGACCCTCGCCAAGATGGCAGACATGGCTACGGGTTCTCTGATTTATAGAAAGACAGCGGCCACTGGAGCGCCTGAAGTCAATACCCTTGCGACCCTGAAGACGGACCTTGGTCTGACAGGTACAAATTCAGGGGACAACTCTGCCAATACGCTCTACAGTGGGTTGGTCACGAATGCCACCCATACGGGAGATGTGACGGGTTCTGGAGCTTTGACAATTGCTAATAAGGTAACGATGACCGCCACGGCTCCCGTGTTGGTATCTGGAAGCCCAACAGTGATTGCTGGCGGCGCAGTTGCGATCAGTATGGCAGCAGCGACCACAAGTGTTCCAGGGTACCTGACAGCCGCCGATTGGACAACCTTTAACGGTAAGCAAGCTGCGCTAGGTTTCACCCCAATGAATAGCACGGTTCCGGTAGTACAGTACACCGGAACCGCAGGGGATATGAACGCCTTTGGTGTCCACACCATCAATGAGGTAACCTACGCAAATGATAGCACTAGCAACCTCCCCGTAAGCCCCAGTGGTTCCGCCCAGTGGTGGAACACCCTGACGATGGGGCCAACAACAAGAACCACACAAATTGCAGCGCAGGCGTATGGGACGGGTTCTGGCAACGCACCACAAAGCGACGTATGGATTAGGTCTAAGCATGACGCCGGTTGGAGTACGTGGCTGAAGTTCATAACGTCAGGAAACATCGCCAGTCAGAGCGTCAACTACGCTACCACAGCGGGATCGGCCCCCGCAAACGGAGGGACTTCCGCTGCTTGCTCTGGCAATGCTGCATCTGCTACTTACGCTTCTGGGGTAACCCCAAATAGTTTCGCGGGGGCGGGTACGTTCAATCTATCTTGGTCAAGCAATGGTGGAGGTGACAAGGCCTCTTATTACACACCAGCTCTAACTTGGACGCCGACCACCTCAATGATTGGCGGGGCTAATATATCCGGCAACGCCGCTACTGCTACCACGGCGGCTGCTTGCTCAGGTGAAGCAGCAAGAGCCAAAGGGTTACAACGTAGCGATAGCCCCTCAGATGCCTATAACGTTCAGTCCTGGTGGGACGGTGCTTATTGGGAATTAAAAGGCTATGCAAGTACAACCTACCACGCGGGCTGCAAGGTAGCTTATGCAACAACCTCTGGCGCTTGCTCTGGTAACGCTGCCACAGCCACCACAGCTACCGCTCTGACAGGTCACTCCGCTGGATATGCCTACGCAGATGGTGGAAACTCAGCAACGGTTGGTGGTTATGGCCGGTGTACCGCACTTGCCGACTATACAACCTGGGACTCTGGCAAATGTGGTCCAGTGGGGTGGTACAACTTCGCTGGTGGCCCTACTACGTCGAACTTTCACATGGGGTGGAGAACAACGTTCAACGAAGCAATGACCTATGGTGCAGAAATTGCTGTCGTTAGCGGTGGTGGACGCGCATTCTTCAGGACATTCAATGCCAATGTTGGTCAGGCGTGGAATGAGTTTTACCATAACGGAAACTTGACTCTATCGCAGACAGCGGGTACATCTTATCGCGCAGTGCAGGCAGACGTAAACGGATACATCCACAACACCTACTTCAATTCGACAGACAACGCCATCGCATCTGGTGTGACTGCGATTATGGCAAAGCAGGGCAATGACTTCATGCGTTCTGCCTCGGCAGCAGCGGTAGCCACGTTCATTAGCGGGCAAGCAATGAACATCTCTGGAGCGTCTACATCGTGTTCAGGTAACGCTGCCTCTGCTTCACAACTGGTAGGCGCAGCACCAAACGGGGTGTATCGCTACACGCCAAACGTCCACTTCAATTCGGGTGCAGGAGGTGGCATTTATATAAACTGGGATAACGGTGGAACAGGCACACACTTCCATGTTGGAAATGGCTTTAACAGTGAAGCTTTTTCCGTCTCCAGCACCGGTGTTACTTGGGCAGCCAGCACCATCAGCTCGGCCTCCGACGAACGCCTGAAAAAGAACTGGCGCGACCTTGGCATCGACTACATCTCCAAGCTGGCGAAGGTGAAGTATGGCGTCTATGACCGCACGGACATTGAACAGACCCAGGTCGGCGTCTCTGCCCAATCGCTCCAAGAAGTCATGCCGGAAGCGGTTACGGCCAGTGAAGACGGAATGCTCGCAGTGGCCTACGGCAACGCAGCTCTCGCAGCCTGCGTTGCACTTGCAAAAGAAGTGACAGAACTCCGTGCGGAAATCAACAAACTGAAGGGGATTTGAAATGACGACGATTTATACCTTGCCGTTCGTGATGGGTGGCGGTGCCCTGAAGTACCAGGAATTCACCGGATCAGGCACCTTCACACCTAGCGCAGCACTGCTTGCTAATGGTGGACAGGTAATGGTGCTGTTGGTGGCGGGTGGTGGAGGGAGTGGTGGTACGTCCATGGGCTATGCCTCGGGTGGCGGTGGTGGTGGTGGTGTTTTACTGCAACCCTGTACGGTAAACGCCGCTACTACTGTAACTATCGGTGCTGGAGGGGTTGCTGCTGTAATGAGTGTTAGTAGTCCTACTACCGGTGGAGATTCACTCTTTTATGCATCCTCTGGTACGCTGACAGCTAAGGGCGGTGGCTATGGGAGCAGTGGTAGTGGGGGCGCTGGAGGCTGTGGTGGTGGAGGTGGGAGCAACGGTTCAACAGGCTCTATTGCTGGCGGCGGTGGGGGTGGTGCTGGAGGCTATGGGCATCCTCCTACAGTGAGTCAGACAACGGCTATATCTTGGAGCGGTAGTGGTAGTGGTAGTCAAGGTGGCAGTGGTGCTCCTGGGTATAACGCCACTACCACTGGGCAGATATGTAGTGGCATGGGTGGCCCAGGACTATACGGATATGGTGGTGGTGGTGGTGGTGGTGGTGGCATTGGCGCAGGGGGTGGTTCAGGTGGTGGTGGCATTGGTGGTTCTCCGGGGTCTGATGGAGCCGCTAATACTGGCGGTGGTGCTGGTGGCTGCTATACCACAACAATTGCAGGGCGCAATGGCGGCTCAGGTTTCTGTCGTGTCTATTGGTCGGAGTAATTTATGTATGCACTAATCAAAAATGAAGTGGTCGAGAATGTCATCATTGCTGACGCAGCTTTCGCAGAGCAAATCGCCGTCCACTACGACGATGTGATCAGCCTTGACTCACGCCCTGAAGTGGGCATCGGTTGGGGTTATGTGTCTGGTGCCTTCGTCGCCCCAATAGTCGTACTGCCTGTCCTTCCTGACCCTGAGCCTGATCCCGCCGAATGGTTGATCGACGTAGGCCCATTCTTTGACCGCTTCGGCAATCTCAAGATGGCAATCCTCACATCGACCGACGCCGGGGTGAGGGCTATTCTTGCTGACCTCCAGGTGCGCCATTGGATTGATTTGAAGCGTGCAGATGTGGCAACGGGACTGGCCTACGTTGGAAGTGTCGTTCCTTCGTTAACCTCTACAATCAGGACTACAATTCTGACTACACCTGTTGCTGCACATGAGAACTTAGTTCTACGCAAACTGTACTTCAAATGAACTACGCAACCATCCGGCCCACCCTCAAGTCAGGAGACTTAATCGCTCAAAGCCACAGGGCTCCTTTCTGGAAATCCTGGTATGACTTCAAGATAGCAATGGTGCGCTGTTTTACCCAGAGTGAGTTCAGCCATGTGGCTATCTGTTGGGTGATTGCTGAGCGTGTCTTTATCCTGGAAGCTGTCTCCAAGGGGGTACGCATTTTTCCACTGAGCCGTGCTGGGGATTTCTACCATCTCCCCTTGCCAGTAAAGTGGACGGAGTTTTCCGAAGCCTATGCACTGTCCCATGTGGGGGACCGATACTCCCAGATCGAGGCCATCCTGGCCTACTTCGGGCCGGTAGATGAGATGAAGGATGTCTGGGAATGTGCTCAGTATGCCCTGTGCATACTAGAGCAAGCGGGGGTCCAACTGGGTAACGTTGCTACCCCCACCGCTGTGGTCCGAGCTGCACAACTCTCAGGCGCTCCCTGTATCCTGGTGACTAACCCATGAGCCAAGTATCTGTTGTCCTTGAGCTGGTGCCGGTAGGATTGGCTGTGGTATCCCTCGGCATTGCTATTCGGAAGTTACTTCGGGTCCGACGCAAAGCAGATAGAATAACCCTAGTGCTATCAATGATATGCAGTTTACTGTTAGTCATAGCTCAGCTATCTTGGTGGCAGACCTTTGCCAACCACCACCAGTTACAGGACACGGAATGGGTGAATATGATATGGACGTTGTTCAATACCTTGGTAATGATGACCTTCATCAGCATGGCGGGGTTCCGTTCCCCTGCCCCTTGCTCGCGCGTAGCGGGACAGTGCCCATTGGCGGACATGGATGAACAAGACCGCATCAAACTCCGACCGGAGTGTGCGACTTGCCCAGCGAATAAGGGGAGGCCAAGTGCGTCAATACCTTTGTAACCTACGGGACATGCTCCTGATCGGACAAACTACCTCGGTACGCTTCTTCCTGGCTGTGTTCAGCCTATTTCTGGCCCTCGATATTTCCCTGGACATGAAGCCAGATGAGTCCATTGAGTTCATCTTCCACACCATAACCGGGTCGCTTGGGGGCCGGGAGCTGTGGATTGGGCTGTTACTCCTTCATGCTTTCATGTTGTTGAAGGGGCTTACTGGACGGTATGGACCCTTTCACCTCATCTTTGAATCCGTACTTGGCTGGGCGCTTTGGGCACTGCTGGCCGTGTCGCAGATCATAGTAGATGGACACCCAGGCATTGCTTTTGCTGGTTTCTTAATGGCAACGTGGCTCCTTATCAGGTATCCCACACATTGGAGGGCCAGTCGTGGACGAAGCAACAATCATTAGGGTACTAGGTGGGGGCGGTGGGCTAACCATCGCTGTGGTGATCCTACGGGCACTCTACGTCCAATGGAGTAAACAGAACCCGGGGTTAGAACAAGCTGGCGCTGCTGTTGACATCTACTCCATGCTGCGTACTGAGCTGAGGGAGATGCAGAAGGAACGCAAGTTGATGCGTCGGCAGATCGTTCTGCTTGAAGGTCTGTGTACCAAGCATGGCCTTGACATTCATGAGCTGTACCGTAGCGCCGGGATGGGGGATGAGGATGATCCTGATCCCACCCTGAACCCTGGGGCTCTCCCTGAGAAGGATTAAGAATGACTCTGGATGACGCTGGTGGACGCAAATTCGTTATTGCCCTACTCAGTGGGGCCAGCACATCCCTTCTGCAATGGTGGGGCAAGCTTGATGCTGCAGGAATGGCCTACGGCATCTCGATAGCTGCCACTGTTGGAGCCTACATAACAGGGGACATCTTTGAGAAGAAGCATGTTCTGGAAGCAGAAACAAAACGAGAAAAGGACTGTCCATGAACCTATATCTCTATCGTGAACCCTCCGTTGGCAGGGCCACCCTCGGAAGATTGTTCCACGGTGAAGAATTTGTGTGCGACGTTCTGGAAGACGTTGTGCGTGAGGTCCCAGGTGAGCCTGTAGAGAGCTGGAAAATCCATGGCGAGACAGCTATCCCTGCTGGTACCTACAACGTGACGATGGAGACCAGCGCCCGGTTCGGACCCCGGACCATCACCCTCAATAGTGTCCCAGGCTTCGAAGGTATCCGGGTCCACGCCGGGAACTACGCCAAGGACACTGAAGGGTGCCTACTGGTCGGGGAGCGCGATAGCTGCTGCACAATCACTCATTCAAAAATCACCTTGGCTACCGTCAAGGACATGATCAACATCGCGTTACTGGAGGACAAGGAGCTGGTGACGCTACAGATATTTCCCGCAATGGAGGCGGTATGAAAAAATTGGACGAGGTAGTTGTGAGGGCTATCAGTTCGGTAATTCTCGCTGGACTATTGGTGATTATTTATCTGGTGTTCATACGATGACCAAAGCCTACAACGAAGCCCTTGCAGAAGCCTCAAGATTGGCGCTGGAGATTCGCACGGCCAACGGGGTTAAGATACATTCTGATTCTATGAAGCGTAGGCGTAGGCAGGACCTTATTGAGGACCAGCAGGCGATTCGTGAAGCTTTCGAGGCCGACGCGCAGTGGGATGATTTCCACCTCATCGACAACCAAGTGGATATAAACTAATGGCTCCTTTATTTTTCCTCGCCTTTCTTGCTTTCATCGGCTTCCTTCTGTACCAGAGAAGGCGCACCTACCCCGACATAACCGTAGCCCCCGCAGAGAAACGTAGGGATGACCTTCTGTATGGTTACTATGGTTGTGCAGACAATCAGGTTGCTGAAACAAAGGACCACGTTAACTTACTCCACGAAAGTCAATTTGATGGACCCGAGAAGTGTATTCAGAACATCCTGGATGCCCAGATGTTTACTGTTTTGGATGTCTCTACTCAAGTCTTCTTCGAGGGTCATGTCAAGCCAACGGCAGAGGGTGAGCTACTTGCCTTTCTAAGCGTGCTGTCTCTGCGTGGGGCTCTGAAATATATAGAGGTAATCTACCCAATTGATGAGCCCAACAATACTACTAATGCTTTGGACCTGAGCAAGGCTGTCAGCATAATCCAGAGGGTGGCAAAGTCCTTTCCCGACTTGGATGGGGTGCTGTTGGGCGTGTGCTATGCAGAAGATAAGCCCTTCATCTGCCAAGAGTTGTTTGATCTTGTAGGGTTTGATGCCTACGGAAAGAAGTCGAGTGTCCTGACTGGGAAATATCAGACATTCAGGAACACACTTCTTCCCTTCCAGAAGACGATCCTTTTTCCTGGAGCGGCCTACGGGCAGGACCCTAAGCCGTTCGTCAATTGGGCCGAGACGGACCCGCGTGTCAAGATATTGATGCCCTTCCTCTGGCTCGATGAGCGCATTGACCCAAAGACTGGCAAGGGCTCGGTCGGTGCTCCGGGCGTTCGTAGTGGGCCGCTCAAGCAGCAGTATATTGACGCTGGCAAGTATGTGACAGGTAAAAGTTAGATGACAACGCTTATTGCGGTTTACCT